ACCCCATTCTATTCTTACACCATCGCCTTTTGAATTTATCATTTTACAATTATAAATATTAATGTTATAAACTTGACCACTTGATCCAGAGTTACCATAAATTTTTATAACGGTACTGTTCCCGTTTCCTCCCCCATTATCACGGGTTCCATTTAGTTGCGTCTGTCCTGCCTCATTTCCATCAAATGTGATATCATGAATGGAAATGTCGTGAACTACTCCACCTATCGGACCAAGCATAGGCGTGAGTGCCCCCGAAGTCCAACCAATATTATTAATTTCTTTTATTATAGTGGAATCTATCCCATGTCCTTTTAATTCGGTTCTTGAACCTATCAAAAGAGACGCGTTGATCATGTAAGTTCCAGTTCCTAAATAAACTATGGAACCTAGATCACCATTCGCAGCGGTTAACGCTGCTTGGATTGCTGCCGTATCCGTGGAAGCGTTTCCTGTTGCATTTGCTACATTATATACAGTCATTGTTAACCGCCTCCGAGAATGGCAAGAGTAGTTTTTAAAGCGTTAAGAGATTCACCGTTATTGTTTATCGTTCCAATGTGGATATTTCCACCTGGTCCCATCCCAAATAAATCTTTTAATTTTGAAAGTGGTATAACTGCCTCTGGTCCAGCTTCACCGACTAATTTATGAGTCGGTTTCGTAACTATTCCACCTGTGGCCATTCCGACATCTGCTCCCCACTGATTATTATATTGTGCAGTGGTTACTCCACCTGCATTACTCGGAGAACTATAACTATAATTATTGGAGCTGCTGGATGAACTGCTCCCAGAATCTCCACCGAGTCCTACAAAATTTAAAGCACCATTAACAGCGTTTCCTATGGCATTCCCCAAATCTGAAAATCTTTTTGTTATTTTGTCAAGTGAGAAATTATCAATTCCTGCAAGAGCAATTGTTAAAATGTCTCCCTGGTCTACTACCCCAAGCATTCCCTGTAGTAGTCCGTTTTCAAACTGACCCGTGATGCCGGTTAGATCAGCAGCGTTGATGAAGTCCATTCCAGTGACTACATTGCCACTTGAATCGGTTGCATCATTCAGGCTGTACGTGACTGTATCAACCTGTGCTTTTACAGGAGCGAGTGATTTACTAGCGGTAGTGTCAACTGATTTATTTAATTTGTCCGTGGATTTTGTAGTATCATCTGTAGCAATAGACACACTTTTCTGAACTTCTATAATACGACCGCCATTGTCCGTGACCGTCTTTTTAAGTTTGTCATACTCTTTTTGAGTTATTGATCCGTCATTTACAACGACTTCGAACAATTTGCCGTTTGAATCTACAAACTGGTGATATCCAACGTTCAAGTCTCTCAGGTCATTTGTAACTGTTTTAAGTTTTCCATCTGCATCTCTGGTCATCGTTATTAATTCTGGAAGGCCTGTTTTTGAGTCAATTCCAATAGCTTGGTTATTCTGGAGTTGAACTGGACTCTTTTCTAAATCTCCCATAGACATTGATTTTTCAGTCTGAACGGCTTTGAGATTGTCCTCAGTGTCTTGTATTTTCTTTTGTAGTTCATCTATCTGATCTTTCAGTGCTTTTTTAGCAGTGTCATCTGTTTTTTTGCTCGCCGATGAAGATGCAGAGGCAGCACTTAATGTAGATTCTCTATCGGATATTTTATCACTGACAGAATCCTCTTTCTTTTTTAGAGCTTCTTTTTTAAGATCGTAATCAAGAGCAATCCTATCATTCTCTAGTTTCCTATCGTCTTCGGCTTTTTTGATATTGTCCTGGAGACTATCTATTTTACTTTGAAGTGCCAATTTCTGAAGATCTTCAGGACTGCCTACGGTTGTGTAATTTTCTTCTAATTTCTTTAATTGTTCTTTATAAGTATCAAGCTGATTTTCCATCTGGATATGTTTTGTATCGTATGCAAGTGTGTTTCTATCTCCCTCAATCGTATGAATGGCACTGAGCGCACTATCTTGATCTCGATAAACTTCAAGTTGTGCTTTGAGAGACTTTAAAATAGAATCGTTAGCTGTTGCAGACTTTGAAGCACCTGAACCACTGGAACTATCCATAGAATCATATTGGTCTTTTAATCCTGCAAGTTGTGATTTAAGAGAATCTAAATTCTTATATTGGGATAACATGGCATCTCCACTCATCCCACTGGAACCGCTTGAACCACCTGAAGAATCCGGATAACCATAAAGAGCATTAAGTTGGCTACTTCTATCCATGCTTGCTAACATACTATCGAAAGCCGATTTTGTTTTTGATGCAGCAGATTCCGCAGAGTCTCCTATCTGACCATTTGCATCTACTATTCCATTTGCTGTATTATTATATTCTGATCCAAGCCCACTTACTGCACCACTCATAGAACTAGTTGCACTTCCAACGGTTGAAGCTGCATTCTGTGTAGAACCTGAGACCTGTTCGTTTCCACCTACAATGGATTTTGTATATTCGTCAAAAGAAGAAACCGAAGAATGCACACTGTCAAGACTTTCACCAATTTTCGTAAAAGCGCTTCCAGTAAGATCGTTCACTCCCTGGATTAATTCATTTATTACATTTATTGCGGTACCGCCAACATAACTGATAAATTGAACGGTGTAAAAATAAGCCAATTGAAGAACATCAGAAAATACAGTGATTGCATCGCTTACTAATCCCGTTTTCTCGTTGAGTTCATATAAGATCGCACCTGCTAAAACCAAAGATCCTACAATAAGTGTAGCAGGCCATATCGCAGTGGACAAAGCTACACCAAAAGTTAATGTTTCTCCGGTTGCTGCTGCAAACGCCCCACCAACTGCACCAACAATAACAGGCATTACTAACAGTCCGGCAGCTATAAGAGAGATAGCTCCAACCCCTAAGATCATATCACCTATCAACGTTTTAGTACCAGGTGATAAATTATTAAAAGCAGTAAGTGTACCTATTGCACCCTTTTCTAATCCCTGTAATGCAGATAATAACCCGGTAGATGACGTGGACATATTATCCATGTCCTCGCCCATCGCAGAAGCCGCCGCAATCTGTAGATTATCCTGCAATGTAGACATCAAACCTGAAAACGTTTGAGCACGCGCTTGGACTGCCCCAGAATATTTATCATTCATTATGGCTTCGAGGGTTGATGCAATTTCAGCTTTGTTAAGTTTGTCTACTTGTTCTAAATGCCATTTGCCCTGTTTGTCTTGATATTGGAGTGCTTCGTCTCCCACTCTCAAGGCTTTTCCATACATATTTTGTAATTCATCGACGTTTGTGTTTGAAATTGATATTGCATAAACTCCATATTGCCGCAGCGACTTGAAATTGTCTGCAATTCCTGCCGTAAACGCTGTAACCGCTTGGTTTATAGTGGTATTTTTTGCACTCGCTGCGTCTGCTAGACCTTCGATTGCCTGTCTACCATCAATTCCTATATTTTTTAATTGAATATCTGCATCAACCAGATCTTCAAAACGGAATGGAGTAACCATTGAAAAGTTTTTCATCCATTCAAAATGCGCTTTGGCTTCGTCTGCACTTCCAGTAAGAGAAGTAAGTGTAGTGGCTGCGTCTTGAAAACCCGCGGCTTGCTCTGTAGCCCAGCCTGCACCAATGCCTATTAGTATTCCAGGCAGAGCAACCGCCAGTACTTCTGTTGCTTTTAATTTTTTATCTACTGCATCTAATGAAGCCCCGAAAGCTACAGCACTGCCTCCGGCAACTCCTAATGCTACATCCATGCTCAACAATTCGGCATTTGTAGTCGCTAAAGAAGCATCGGCTGTCATAAAAACAGCATTAAGTTCTTCAATACTCGCAGAGAGTGCTAAAAAACCTTCATCCGTCACTGCTAATTCTGCGTCAAGTCCTGTAAAAGCTGCACCAATCTCGACAATATTTCCAGACAGGGATAGAAAAGCAGCTTCTGCTTCTGCTCCTATCCCTGCTAAACCTGCACCAAATACTTCAAGTCTGGCACTGGCATTAAGCATCTCGGCTGATGCTGCACCCAAAGCCGCATTTGCTCCGTAAACTTCGGTAATAAATGAATCTACGGAAGCACCCGCTGAAGTCATACTTGCAGTAATCGTGGCAGCGGTAGCTTCTGATGTTGCATCAAGACCAGCAAAGGCAGCATCTGCGGCTGCAAAAGAAGCCTCGTTAACATACGCAGATGTTAAAGTATAAATGTCTCCAACTTGTACGCCTATAATATCACCTTCGCTGCCTGTTCTGCGAGTCTTGATGTCAATTCATTAAATTTTTCCTTTTCTTCTGGATCAAGATCTTTCTCTTTTTCCAAGAAATCAGAATGCTCAAATGGTTCATTATGTTCTTTTTTGAAGTGTGGAGCATTACGAATATGACAAATTAAAGCAATTTTCCAGTTGTTAGAAGCTTCTCTTTCTTCAACTCCGACTTTCAGAAGTTGATAGACTTCGCCCTGAGACATTGTTAGGAGCTGTCTTGGTTTGATGTGTCCATTATAGAATCTGAGGACGTTTCCTTGAGCCCATTCGACCCACTCGGAGAATTCGACATCTTCACTAATTCCCCCTTATCCTCCTCCTGATTCTTGATGAAGTTCTTTAAGTATTCATCCAGTTTCTCTTCTGTCATTTCTCGCATTTCTTTCATTTTCTTGAAAGAAGCCATTGGAATTATACCAGAGTTCGCCAGTGTTTCATAGATCAGCATGGAGAGATTCGGTTCTGTTGTTTCATCTTCAAGATACTGATTAATCAGTTCTTCGGCAACTTCTTTTGTGACAGTCTTGTCTTTCCATTGAAGAGCAAAATAGATAATATCCACAAAGTCTTTTGGTTCGAGTCCTGTACTCTTTTCTTTATCAGAAATGAACTTCATAAATTGACGGTCTGACTTTACACCGAAGAATTCATACATCTTACCCTGTGAAGTAATGTTAAAAAAAAGTTCTTTACCGCCTGTGAAAGCGGTTTTTTTTCCAGACATTTAAAACACCTTATGTTGCTTTAGTAAGTATCAAATTATAGATACCTGGAGCTTGCCCTGATTTGGTGACAACAATCTGAGCAGTTTTAATCGTGCCTGCCGCACCTAAAGTAATTGCTCCTGATGCAACACCTGTTGCTACGACGGTCGCGTTTACTGTAATAGTTGTACCAGCCGTTGCACAAGTTGGAGTAATCGTCACACTGGAAATAGAGTTCGCGATATTAACAACATACGTTCCAGGTGTCGCAGAAGCAACCGGAACTAATAAAGTCCCTGCGCCAGACACTGCAAAGAACGGAGTTGTAAGGTTCGTTGTAGTACCTGCAAATGTAGCACCGCCAGTAATTGTAATATCGGCTTTTAATCCTACTTTTTTATCGATTACAGGATTTGTTGCACTCTTCACATAACCATTGAAAGACCAAGTAGAACCCGATGGGAGAGTTACTATAAAAGCATGTGAAGCAATAGATCCTAGACTAGCTGCATCAGTCCCATACGCTGTTATTAGTGCAGTTTGTCCATTGTCCGTAGAATCATAAAGACCCTGGAAGGTTACAGTTCCGCCTTTAACGCGTCCGAGAAACGTTTCATAATATATCCCGGAGTCTTGAGTTGTTTTGTCTATTTCGTCAGCTACAGGAGATGGAAGGGGTATTCCACTGTCCATCATCCCTTTAACGGTTGTCCCGTCTATTGAAAATGTATATCCACTTGCAAATGTCGCGTTTGTCATTGTTTAACCTCTATGTAGAAATTAATTGAAAATGTAGTTCCTGTGTTCAAATCCTTAGAAACGAAAAAAGGATCAGCAATAGCTTCAATCTTTAAAAAAAATGTAGAACCTATGGTTTTGTTATAGGTTTGATCGAGAAGAGCATGAATTTCTTTTGAGATTCTGTCGGCTTCGAGTCCATCTTTATTTCGTACTCTAATGCCTAATTCTGGTTTATTAATCGTTAAGTCGGGTTTGTTTGTTGCATCATCTTTTGAAACGGTTTTTAATTCTTGAAAACCAGCTTGTTTACTGAGAATAATGCAATTATTTGTGACAGAATCAAAGGAATTGTAAAAGATAGAAGTGCCTATCACTCCGTAATTATTAGAAACTAGTAAGTTCGCAATGTCAGAGAGCCACGCTGGAACTGTCAAAGTTTAATAGCCTCCAACATTGCATTTAATTTTGGAACTTCTATAGTAAATGGAGTTGATAAAAATTTATATTGAGCCGAAGGAGGATTCAAATGAGCTTTGTCTATCTCGTGGACAAGTAAAGTATATGGAGCTTCACCGTTGTTTCCTACTGAACATTCGATAATTAAAGAAGTTGCATCGTCGAGAAGTGTTATAATTCTGTAAGTACTTTTCATTAATCCAGTATCTACTGGACAGTAATTTTCTTGAGAAATAAGTGCAGTATCAACAACCCATTGAGCAACTGTTTTTTTCACTTCTTCGTTTACTTTGTCAACTGTTGCGTGAAACCCTTCTACGCATTTAGAGCCACCTGTCATTAGAAGCCCCCGTTCTGCGCTTCCCCTAACCAGATCTCAATACAAATATCACCACTATAGAAAGAAACTATAGCTCCGGTATCACCATCTGACAAAACAATTCTATCTTTTTTTGTAACAGGAGTTCCGGCAGGGAATTGAATGAAGGCAGATGTAAGAAACTGTTGATTTCCAGAGTTGACTATTCTCTGTATCTTTTCCCAATAACAAGAAACCGAAACACCAGTTCCATAAACATCATCATAACCATTATTAGACGACCACGGATAGACTGTTACCGTCTTGTTACAAGGAAGAAACATTAACGTCCTCCGTGAGTACAATCAAAACCACTGTGATAAGAAGGACTAGAATAAGAAGGATTAGATACCGAATACTGAGCTAAGAAGTAATCTCGCTCAGATTCCTGAATTTGAATCTGTTTATTTACATCAAATGTTATTTTTGATCCAGGTGTTTCAATAGAATTAGCATATTCACCCTTGAGATGAGCACGTTTTAACACAATTGCTGCTGCGTGATGGATAACTGCTTCTATGAGATCTGCATTTGTTGAGTCTGTTGATTTTGCCTTTCTTTTGATGTAGTTTTCAGAGCTTGTAATGATGGTTGAAATTTCAAGGTCCGTGATGCAACTTGGGTTTGAATGTATTCGTACATCGTCTGGACTACACATGCTCATGATAGAAAGAGGGATGTTTGAGAGATAAAGGAAAAGAAAAGAGAAAATAGTGAGATAAAATATTGAAAAATGGAAGTTTATCACTTTTTATTTATATAGACCGTAGGTTTTACCTACGTTTTAGCGTATGTGTTGGCATACGATATTATTATAAAATTAATCATATGAACTCAATTTCTTGGTAATTTTTCTCTGTAGAATTTATTGAAATGTCTTTAGGGAATAACGATTTTGTTTTCTTCATAACATCGTGTGTTGCAGGTCTCCCACCAGCCCATTTTATTTTTAAATCATCTGGTAATTCAGTTTTTAAGAAGTCGTGAACTTCTACAGAAGTTAAATATCTCCTTCCGTCTCTAACTTTCATTGATAGAAGTTTATCTCGGAGTGCCTTTGCTCTCTGTTCTGTTTTGTTACCTGTTATTCTTTTGATTTCACCTTCTTTAAATCGCTTTGTTGTGTCTGCTCCATATACTATTAAAGCAGATTCATGATTTTTTAATGTTCCAGCCGTCAAGAACTTCGCCTTCTTTAATTCTTCTTGATGAAGTTCCTGACAACGTTTAGAACAATAAGGAAGTGAGAACTTACCATACTTCAAAAAGTCCTCTAAAAATAGTTCTCTCTTTTGCTCAAGTGGAATAGTTATCAGATTAGAGCAATCAGGATTAAAACAGCTAACATTAGTTTTCAACGTCATAGATTGCTCCGTTTATGAATCCATCAGGTGCAAGGCAGTAGGGAGTAATGGAAGTTGTAAACAGTGGACCCGATTGATCAGATTTTATTTCATAAGAAAGGACATCAAGGGCTTCTATCAGGAGAGGGATTTTCTTTGTTTTACATTCTAATCTTTTTTCGCAACGATTCGTACAGATTTCACTGTGCTGAGAGAGGGGATCAAAGCATAACATATCAGTAACGTAATATTATAACACTAGTATATTATTCTATCTGTTTTAAACTCTCTGTAATCTTAATAACATAATATCCTTCACCTGGATAAGTGGTCTGATCAGGGAAGAGAATTATGAATTGACCTATAAAGATTCCATAACTGCCTAGAGAATCTTCATCGAAAGGAATGGTAACGCCGCCAGCAGAAGCAAGTATATCGTCATCGTCTAGGTCTTTGCATCCTTTTGTACAAGTGACTTCTTTGTAAGGTTGTTTGTCTGGATAGGTCATTACAAAAGTTATTGAAGTCGCGTTGGAAAGATCAAGAGGACTTCCACCGGATTTTAAAACAACTCCTCTTGGATCTGTATCTCCCTGGCATAAGGTAATATCATACTCACTCAAAGAACGTAGCCTCCTTTGATTTATTAAAGAATGTAGTTTCCTTTTCTTTTGATATGAAAACAGCAGTAAAGGGATGTTTATGATGTTTTGCTTGTGCTCTCATGTTTGCCGTATATGAAGAGACACTTAAAATTAACGAGTTTAATGCTTCTACTTCATGGTTATTTGCTGTAAAAGTGGAAGAGCTGAGGATATTTGAGATTAGTTGAAGAGTGCCGCCAGAATCAGCATTGTGAGCAGTATATGAAGATGTACTAATTATTGATGAGTTTAGAGCCTCTAAGATTCTATTATTTGCAGTATATGAGCTTTGACTTGTCTCTAACGAGGTAACGTATTCTAAGAGGTTGTTAGCTGCTGTGTAACTCGAAGTACTTGCTACTGTGCTGACAATACTTTCTAGGAGAGTATTATTTGCTGTATAAGAGGAAGTACTAGATATCGAAGATGTAAGAGCCCGACTAGTATCAGAACTATTATTAGATGTATAACTCGATGCACTTGAGATACTGCTTGCCAATGCATCTATTTCAGTATTATTCGCAGTAAAAGAGGAAGCACTGACTATGTAACTGGTTAACTGTCCTGATACTGCTTGAGTGTTATTCGCTGTAAATGATGATGTACTGACTATTGATGAAGTGATGGCTTCTAACTCTGTATTATTTGCAGTAATGGATGACGTGCTTGTTATAGAGCTTGTTTCTGCTGCTGATTCTATATTGTTAGCCGTGAATGTACTCGCGCTACTTATAGAAGAATATTCAGATGAAATCGCTGTATTATTCGCAGTATAAGAGCTACTGCTCATCATTGATGAGGTTAATTGTCCTGTACTTGCCTGTGAATTGTTCGCGGTGAATGAACTTTGACTTAAAATAGATGAACTTAACGCTTCTGTCTCTGCGTTATTGCTCGTAAAACTTGAAGCACTTAAAATCGAAGAAGTAAGAGCTTCTTGTTTTATGTTGTTCGCTGTGAAAGTAGAGGCTGATACAATACTACTTGTGACCGCTTCTGTTTCTTTATTATTTGCTGTGAAACTGGAAGCACTCACAATTGAAGCGGTTTGAGATTCTGTTTGAGCGTTATTAGTTGTGAAAGTGCTTGCACTTACTATTGAAGTAGTCTCTGCTGCTACTTCTGTGTTATTCGCTGTAAAAGACGATGCGCTAACCATCGAAGAAGTTAAAGAGTTTACTGATCCACCGGATTGTGAATTGTTTGCGGTGTAAGATGAAGCACTTGATATAGATGAGGTTTCAGCTTCTATTGCTGCATTGTTCGCTGTGAATGTTGACGCACTGACCATTGAGGATGTTAAAGCGTTTGTCGTTCCAGCTGAAACTCCGCTATCAAGAGTATAAGGTACACCATTGACCCATTTCGTAAGACTTCCTAATCCGGATTCTGGAATTATTGGAGATCCGTTAATCCAATATTTTAAATTGCCATCCATCCTTTATCCTGTCGCCAAATCATCAACATAAATACTTCCAGCACTTCCCCTTACTTTTATTCTTAATTCTAACACTCCGTCTTCGGTTATACTTCCTGCCGCTGCAACTGCGCTTTTTTGTTCATATGTGTCATTATTAGTAGGGGTGACTGCCGCCCAATCTGCAATCGCTATACCCTCAAAGAATATTGCTAATTGAACATCGCCATTAAAAGTTGATGTTTTTCTAATGTATGCTGATAGTGTTTGTTGTACTCCGCTATCGGCTTTGAAAAAGAATGATTGAGAAATGTAATAAATTGCGCTTGATGGATTATATTTTAGGCATTCTGTGCCTGTTCTTGGCGTGGTGACATCTCTGACAGTATTACCGTATTCATAATAACATCTGTGATCTCCGGCTGCTGTGTTATATTTTTGGAATTGGAGACATGGTTTATCAGAGTATGTTTTTGCTGTTGCGACTGCAATTGCATTTGATAATGCTGTGTTGTTTATGACGTTGAAAAGTGAGGTATCTGAATATATTGAATTTGTCGTGTTTGAATTACACGTACATGAAGAAGCTGTATTATTATTAGAATAATAATAATAATAAATACCGTAGTTGCTGTTGCTATTACACGTACATGAAGTAGCTGTATTATTATTAGAAGAATAATAATAATAAATACCGTAGTTGCTGTTGCTATTACACGTACATGAAGTAGCTGTATTATTATTAGAAGAAGAATAATAAATGCCGGTGAAGTTTGAATTACACGTACATGAAGTAGCTGTATTATTATTAGAAGAAGAATAATAAATGCCGATGCCGTTTGAATTACACGTACATGAAGTAGCTGTATTATTATTAGAAGAAGAATAATAATAAATACCGTAGTTGCTGTTGCTATTACACGTACATGAAGTAGCTGTATTATTATTAGAAGAAGAATAATAAATGCCGGTGTCGTATCTAAGAAATCCAATGTTGCTAATAGACACGTAACTTTTTGACGAAAAATAAAGTCCTCTTCCATATCTATTAGCAAAAGTTCCATGCAGCTGCCTAAAAAAAGTAATTCCTGTTTGAGTTTGAGATGATAAATCCCACCCTCCAGAAATTGTTAACCTGCTCGCTAAAGAAGTTCCAGAAACACTAACAGTTTGAACAGCCGTTGAAGAACTTGCAGCCGCCCCGGTGCTTGTAACACCCAATTTTTGAGATGAAACTCCGCTTTGTGTAGTGCCTGGATAAATTTGATATAACGTAGCATGTGTGGCATCAGTGAGCGTAATAACTTCATACCACCCACTGTCGCCACCTAAAATGAAATCCCCGATGGACAATTCGGTAGTAAATAAAGTAGACGTGCCTACTATTGACGCACTGCCTTTCGTGAAAGAAATTGTACCCGTTAAAGCAGTTGGATCTGTACTTTTAGCACATCTGACCTCATCACCTCCGGTAAGTCCCGTGCTTCCTTTATCTATCGTTTTATACGGATTTCCATAACTACCATCGCCTGTTGAGTCATTTCCATTTATGAAATCACAATATTTTATAGTCATGGATTCCTCAGACTTTTACATCGTTTATAACAGGTCTATCAGGCTTTCTAATTACATGAGAAGCTTTCCCGTCTGTATCTTTTTCAACCGAATATTGATTACCTATTTTATCTTGTAACAACTCAACCGTTGCAGGAGTATCAATATTCATTTTTGTTAATTCATCTTGGATTGTCTGGTCAAAATTGTCTGGGGTAACAGTCGAGGAAATCCAATCATACTGTCTTGTAAACTGTTTATCTTCTCCGTTGTCATATTGAACGACTATAGATATCCAATCTGGATTAGTTTCGTTTGCGTCTACTGATAGCACTGTTCCTGTAAACAAGTGTTCACTTCCTTACACATTCGCAATACTCAACGTCAACTGACTCGTCGCAAATCCCATCGTGATATTTGCAGCATTTACGCTCATTGGAGTTCCAAGAGCACCGTAATAAAGTACAGTTCCGGCAGTCTGAGCAGTTGCAAGGAACCATGTAGTAAGGTTAGAAGCACCTGTTGACCATGCTGCCGAAGACTGAGCAAAGTTTATAGCTGCTGCTGAATTTGTCACGGCTCCTGCTGCTGCTGCACCAAAAACAGCCGTTCCATTCATAGCGACTGATTTTCTAGTATATCCCCCTGTAGGATCAGTGGGTTCTCCGGTGATCACTCCGCCTGCTGTAACTCCACCCGTACAAACTCCCAAATAGAGAGTCGCTGTGTTCGTAAACGATCCACCGTTTGCTATGCACGCCAGAATTGCATTCTGTTGTGCGGTTGTCATAAAAGGTCCTGCTGTCATGATTTATCTCCATAAAATAGATCCAGATAACAAAATAAAAAAAGTTAAAAACAGTATTTCCAAAACTGTTTTTTTATTCATTTTTAACTCCAAAAAAATACAAGTGAGATTACCTCACTGTGGTACTTCTTCCCAAGTGCAGGACATCATAGTAAGAGGAGAAGATCCTGCACCAGCTACCCCATGCATTACAAAGCAGTTACCAGGCTGTACACAAATAGATCCATCTATATTATCAACTGCCGTTGCAGGAGCGTTATTGGCACCACCGACGAAAGCACCCATAACATAGGCTGCCTTGATGATAGTCGGAGTTGAAGAAACGGTAGAACCTGTAAAAGCCCTTCCTGATCCTTTACCTGCTCCTATTTTTGTGCAAACTGGTGTTAGTTCAGTTCCCGATGTTGGCGCGGCTGCCTGGGATGTTACCTGTGCATATACTATTGATCCTGCTCCGAGAGTTCCTGACACATACCCTACTGAAGTAGCGATAATGTTTAGATTAAGTCCTGATCCTACAGGATTCCAAATACAAAGAGATGGAGTTGTCGAGAGTGCTGTTCCTGGTGCTACTCCGGCAACTGCCTGAGAAGCAATCATTATGTTTCCACGAGAGGAAGGCTCTGAATAATAAGCATGACCGAAAACTACACATCCTGATCCTGTACGTTCTCCTCGAAGTGTTGTTGATAGTCCATCATTGGCAATTACTGGACCAACTCTAACGTCTGTTGATGTCATTTTGTATCTCCTTAATCCAACGTATATCGTAAAAATACTCTTGCATAACCAGTACCAGAACTCGACCCCGAAGCCGTGATAACGAGGTCTAAAGCATCTCCTGCGACTAATGAAGCACTTGCAATAGTCGTGTGAACTACCGTTGTTTTAACCGCCCTTCCTGCTGCTGGAAGCGTATAAGTAACCTTGGTTACAGGTGATCCGGCTTCGTCTTTCAGTTCGATTTTTGCATCAGTTGTGTCTTTCACATATGCTTCGGTTAGATACGTAATCATTCCAGTGATGGTACAGGCTGCCGGAGCAACAAAAACAGCGTAATATGTAGCATTTGCCCCGGACGCAATGTCAACTCCTGCTGTTGCAAGTGCAGTTTGCGTTCCCATTCCGGCTGTTAAATTATAAACATTTGGCAATGCTCTGACATTTATTGCAGAAATTGAATCTAATTCGGTTTTTACAAGCCCGAATTCGGTATATAATTTATTTAGAAGTGATCCAGCTTTATTTCGGAGAGCTTCCAAAGTTGATTGAGTATATGTCATGATTTCTCCTGATGTAATGTACTCGGATAGTCCAAAAAAAAGTTACAGGGTTAAATACCTGTATCTGTTGCGATTGCATATGGTTCAATAGTTACTGGCACATTGTCATACCAAAGCTGTATGACTTCCTCATGAGTTTCATTGTCTGTGTATCTGTTGAAATTGAAACCATAGGAAAGTGACTTACTTACCGGTTGACCATTTACCACTGTGGTATAATTTCCATTCATGGCAGAGTATCTTCTACTTGGGTTGTAGAAAATGGTCATTCCTGGGTTATTCCTGTCAAGAGCAATGATAGAGCCTTCAGAAACACCAGACAGCAGTCTGTGAACAGTCGTTCCAACCACAGGAATATCAAAATAATCACGACTTCCATTGTTAGGAGTGCCATACAGATTCTCTTGTTTATACTGGTTGATGTCAAGAGATGTCAGATACTTTTTCAGTTCCTTAAAGTTGGTTTTGTGGACAAAAACATCTGTCAGCCTGTACGAATACCCCTCGCGGATGAAAACATCTTCGAGGTCTTCCAGGTCAGATATTGGTGCTGCGGTTGCACTGCTCCAAACATCCGTGGGAGTCCAATCTGTAGAAAGAGCAGTTGCACTTGCAGTAATTTCATCAGATATTCGTGTATTGAAGTCTTCGGCAATCCAGAAAGCGGTCTTCCTGAGTGCCCGTTGGATCTCGTCAACTCCTTCTACATAATCCATTGCATCTTCGGTAATGCGAATGGCGAAACCTTTCTTATTCAGATTAGCGGCTTTCTGAGTAAATTGTGAAATGGACACATAAGTCCACTGACCAGAAGATGTTTTGAGTTTAGGTTTTTCTTTTTTTGTGTCTCCAGAGTCACTGGTTGTTTCCTGCCTGTAACCAACTACTGGAGCCGACGCTTGGACTATCGGGAACATGTCAGTCCATGCCAACAATGGATTCATTATCTCAAAAATTTTGGGAACAATGAATCTTTTTGTTAAGAATTCTTCGTTTGGTGCTGCGATTGTCATTTTTTATCCACTCCTTAAGTTGTCACCGATCCAAGACCAGTAAATCCAATCAAAACATCCACTACGGCGGTAGAAGACTGAGCCACATAAGTAAGTGGGATCATACCAGTAGCTCCACCCGATGCACAATCATCAACTGCTAGACAGTGGGCTGCCTGACTTGCAGATGCATCAATGTCAAGATTTCCGGTAGTTCCCGGGGTGATTGCAGTTGCATTCGTGCATGTGATTGTAGCCCTCATAATCGTCATTGGTACATACAGTTCAAGAGTTGCGGTTCTAAAGTATCCTCCTGAAAGCTGTGTGGACCATGTAGACTGAGAAGATGCCGGCTGCCTGTACCACTTGGGCTCATCTAATATGCGACCAATACAAAGATCAACGCTGTTTGCAATCGGAGCAACTACAAAAAGTCCACCTGTTGCAGCGTAGGTGTTTGCTGTATCCGTTGAGATTGCAACTGGATCTCCTTTGCAAATTTCAGAAGCGAAAGTATTGATTGCAACTTTTCCGAATGGACCATATCCCGACGCGCTGTATGTAGTATTTCCCTCTTTTAGAATTACAGTGACCTGTCTGACAAGTCCCATATCTCCTGAGATTCCTGAAACTGCCATGTTTTAAGCCCTCCCGAGTCTCGCATTCCAGGCACTGTTAAGTTCTGCATATGACTTTCCTTTGTCATTCGGAGTGTTCTGAGAACTTCCAACCTGTGTAGAATTTTCAACTTTCTTGTTTCCGACAATTTCTTTCTGAATTTCTATAGTTGCTTTGATGAGTCCGATGCTAGGATTTTCATCTAAGAATCTATCTGTTTTGTCACCGAGATAAGAACGGAGTTCTGAGACTACTGCTTCTTTTTCTGCGGTTTCTCTGAGATCAGCATCGTGTGATTCAATTGCTGATTCAACGGCAATTTTAGTCCGGTTAACTTCTCCGGATTTATACTGTTCGTATTCATTTTTTGTGGAAGCAAGTTCTGTCTCCAGATTCTTCTTTTCTGATTCTAGAGTCATTACCTGACTCTTGAGCTCTGCCTTTTCAGAGACGATACTAAGGAACGCCTCTTCTGAAATGGCGGGTGTACCGCCTCCTTTTGGATCTGTCATATTACCATCGGATTGAATTTTTTGATCGGGATATTTTGAAGCTAAAATAGCAGCAAGAGCAGGACGAACACCTACCCCCGTTTCTGGAGATGCTGCCGGTTTATGAGGCCACATAACAATCGTGCATCCCGTACCATGTCCGCTAACAACTTCTTCCCCGTCATCGCTGAACGATTCAGGAACGCATTCTTGAGAGAGCCCCGCATAAAATTCAGAATTTAGAAAACGCCTTGCTTTTTCAGGCAGGTTCGCAAAACTAGCAATTACTAATTTATTTTCAGAGTCGTACTCTAAATCATATAGAGTGGCCTCATTTAAGAAGGGGTTTGTATTTTCGTGGTTGGTTGAAACTAGACCGTTCTCCCATGTGAAAAAACAAGTTGAAAGGAATTTCTCAGAAAGTATTTTTTTCTGTCCTTTTGCGTTGTATGCTCCCTGACCCGCCGTAGCGATTGCCATACGGAGGTCCCCATTTTCTAATTTTATTGGAGTAAAAGAGCGCAAAGGCTCGGCCAAATAAGGAGGAGATTCTTCGCTGAGAGTACCCATGATAGTTAAAAAAGTTAGAAATGGATATAAGAGAAAATCAAACTTGCAATTATCCCTTCATGTTTTTAGCGAATTGTGCCATTTTCTTATCATGATCGTTAATAGTGATCTTCTTACCTGCCGTAGTGGTAATTGTATCCCCGACTTTCCCTTTGATAATTTTATCTACATCGGTAGCGAGATCTTCTTTTGCATTTTTAGAATTTTTATCTATTCCGAGTCTATCGTGTAATCCACCTGTGTTCAGGTCTTTGAATGGATTATTTGTTGCCATGTGAAAAAGAATTACTAAAAAATTATTTAACTGAAAATCAAACAATCAAGCCGAGAAACTGTAATTTATTTACTTTACAAGTACCAATAGTTACATTTATAAACATGTACTCACATGTGTTATATCAAATGATAGAAGGAACGATATTCATAGACTCAAAAGGAAGAGGTTCGATCCATATTCCATCTAGTATGATTAAAAAGTATAATTTGAAGAAAGGAGAGAAGGTTGGAATTGATGATGAGGATGGATTGATTATTATTGATTTGAGAAGGTAAAACTATGAACATTGAAAATAAAATAGGAAATGTAAAATCAAATTTGCAGCAGATTATTTTAGAATTGGATCATGAAATAATAGGAAAAGATGATGAAATACAACGATTGTAAGAGATTTGAGGTAAAATAATGAGTGAAAACACACCTTTGAGTGACTCTGAAAAAATAGAAAGATATAATAAAATACATAAGAAGTTCCACCATGTTGGAATTTCAAGATGTATGGGCATGTCTGATATTGAATCTGAACACGAATTTTTTACTTTTGTCAAAGAATTGTTTTATCCACATGCTGACAAATAATTTTTACGTTTTTATAGTCCATTTCTTAAAAGTCTCGCTCCATTCCAATCCCGCGTCATCTTTTATTTTCTGCCAATGTTCGGGACTTTTGTCTTTGCTTGAGTCATTGAAATATCGTTCCGCCCAATGTCTGCATCTGCTCTCTTCTAGGCAATGCTGTGCGTATTCTGACTGATCTGTGTTATAAGTGAACACTTCTCCAATGATTGCTAAGTGCCATGGTCTTGTTATTTCATCTGCTGGACCCACGAATACCCAGTCTAAATAATTATCAATGATGTTCTGTGATTTTCTACCTCTCTCATAGCTCGTATGTGCTGCATTCTCCCCCAACAGAGCTACATAACTACCTATAGTCGTAGAATAAGTATTCTCAATGGTCTTCGTAACTTCAGAAAGCTTCAAATCTTTATCGACATAAATTTCTTTTCTCTCTTTTCCTCTGTTATCAATTATGATAGTCTCTTTTCCTGTGAAAATGTCATCTAAATACTGTTTTATTTCTTGTTCTTGTGATCCTGAATCAATCATTTCTGTTACTTTGGAGAGTATTTGTTTTTGTGCGGCATCATTAAAAGCCGAAAGATAACCTAAAAACAGAGCGACTAAAACGGCAATTTCTTCTTTTTGTTCTGTTGTGAGTCCTTCCTGCTCATCGGGTTCAGATGATTTATGTTTTTCTCCTGCTGTCATTCCTGCAACAAAATTTATGGCAATTTGGAGATTTAAAGCGTAAGCTGCTGATTTATTTATTGTTTTGAATGTTTTTTTGAGTTCTTTTTTGAACTCATCGAGTGAAAACATTAATGTTCCTCGAAAAGATGATCCATTCCTGCTTTCCCTTCTTCATAAGCTTCGTTGATAAGTTTTATTAGAGTTTCGTCTTTAAATCCTGATGGACTTGTCGGATTAGCAGCACTTAAAAGAGGTAAAGAAGCTTTAACAGGTTCCGTAGTTGGATCTTGATTTTCATCAGGTGTTATAACATCAGGAATTGCAGGAGCCTGATTATAATTATCTAATACGAGAGCACCAAACCCATACTCACTACCCAATGCCTGGACATCTGCCTGACTTCCACCTACTGTTTTTATGAGATTCATAGTTTCCGCATTGGTCTTAAGTACCTGTGCTTCTTGCAGGAGGTCCTTAGTCGAAGGAGTATCAAGTTCAAAATGCGCTTTTATATCTTCAAAAGAATAAGTTACCGTCTTTTCTTTGTCGTCTTCAGTAATAGTTACAGTCCATGTTCTTCCTGCAAACTCCATTTTAATAAGATCATCTGCTTTCGACTCGTAATCCATTTTGTATCCAGCGTTCGCATTATTGAATATTTCAACAATGTTACGAGAGGACGCAAGTTCCGTGCCTGATGCTCTTATTAATGCAATAGGCACGCCAAAGCAGAGACATTCAAACTCATCTAAAAGATCAACCATTGTTTTGATAAATTCAGCTGGCAGTGTCCGTCCAGATTCTATAGGTTTTATTTCATGGTCGGCAGGAGTTGATACGATTCCCCCATCTGTAAAACAGTCCCGTATAACGTCACCGGAATCTTTTAGAGCTTTCTCAAAATTTGCAAATCTAGCGGCATCGTTAGCATATTTAGTGGGATTCGTGATCTGTTCGGATGGAGCTGGAGGAGAGGGAATCGAGGATAATATTATTGGGTTTCCAGCTGCATCTTTTGCCGTTGTAATTGTGCCGATTTTATGATGCAGGGAAGGAGAAAGAATGACATTAATAAGATCGGGAGAATTTGAAAGTAACTGAATTTTTAACCAGATGGGCAATATTGCAGGGTCCATGGGAGCAGGATCTGAAATTGCATCCCCATCTCTATCATAATAATCCTCGTTTGTAGTTTTTGTAGAGTGCATTGCAAGAATACGCTCAGATGCACCTATTCTGAGATTCGTAGTGTCTGTAATTCCATACTTTACTTTAAGATTGTTGAACAAATCAAATACTTCAGGTGCGTTTCCAACAGTTTCCCCTACTATATATGATCCTTTTATATCAGCAATATTATTTGAAAAAGGAATGAACCAACTGTCCTCTGTAACGTACATCGAATTTTTCGACCATGCCTTTTTGACATTTGCGTGTTGATGATAGGCGACGATTGACGTTTTATAAGGGTCGGTGTAGGTTGTTACCACTGATGGCTCGATCTTTTCAAGGTTTACAATATGGTTATTAATGTCAAAATCTATTCGACGATAAGAATGCCCTACAAGAAACGCATAATCTGGAAAGTCTTCTCTAAAACACTGCATCAATTTAATCAATTCTATCCAATA